TGTACAGGTGCAGTACCGAACACAACAGGAAGGCCGGCAGTAGTTTGGACAGGAGCAATTACAGAGGTAGCTTGCTCACTTGTTTTGACGCCATGATAAAAGGCCATTTACTTCACTCCTTTATAATTTTTCAATGCGTTTACATAAAATACATTTAATTGTGTCCCTTGTGTTTTGACGTCAATCATTGCCTGATTAAGCTCACCTAAAGGCACGAATAAATGCATAAAAATAGGGTCTTCCGCTTCCGGCAGTGGTGCACCGTCGCTAAAAACCATGAATTGGTTTAGCCGGCTACTGCGGAACGAAGGCCCAACATATACAACAGGGTTCATCGTTGTCTCCTATTCAATTACTTTGTTATCCGTGAATATCTTATTTAGATTCCTACGAATAACAGGAATATACACTTCAAATTCAAGATACCCAACCCATTGAGGGTATGGTTGATCATCAGGAATTGTTGTATTAATGGTATTCTCCTTAATTTCATATTTAAGTGCTACCGGATTATCAGATAACAACCGCTCACGCACTACCTCTAATAGGTGATATAGTCCGACATGGCCTTCAGTTAAGGCTTCATCATAAGTAGTTACCAATACAGTAATACCTACCGTCGAACTATCTGCATCACTAACAGAGTACGGATGCACTACTACGGCCGGGCATAATTTGCGCTTGTCTTCATTCTTGTCCACTCTTGGTAAGAAACCGCTCCATACTCGAATAGGTCTTTCGGTAACATCACTGTTTTCATTCAGCTTTCGTAACTCATTCATGAGATATTTAGCAATACCATCTGATACATCTAATGGCGTCATTAGTTACCTCCTAACGCGCGCTCTAATTCGTGATATAAGCGCTTTTCATACATTTCCATGCCTTCCTTTTGCATGGCATTCATAACAGTTTCATTACCAAACATTTGCGGTAAGGCTGGCCCATATATTCCCTTTAACGGATATCTGTCCTTGCCTTGGCGTTTCATAAAGACACCGGATGCACTAACAAAGCCGTTTGGTACCTTTGTTTCTGTAGCTTTTTTAATCGAGACAAACACACCTTTTCGCTTAAGTGATTTAATTTTGAAGTACTTTTGAGCGCTAGTATAGCCACCTTTGATACGCATTTCTGTGCCATCATTCAATTTATTGATAGATACACCGGACTTTACAACCGATACACCTTTGATAGCATAGATATTGCGTAGTGCTTGCGTGCCTGCTTTTCTTGCAGTTGTTGCTGCACGCTTTGATGCGGCTTGGCAGACACGTCGAACTCTATCTTCTTTTAACGTTTCCAGTGCTTTTTCAATTGTTGCCACTGCACTTTTATCAAGTTCTAGCTCAACCATCCGTCAACACCGCCTCTAGCTTCTGCTCTTAATTCAATGGATACTAACCCATCTTCTTCCATTGCACTTTGAACGACGTAAACGTCTCCGTCTAATCGGAATACGTTCCCCTGTGATGGAATTTCAGGGATGTCCTTTAATTTGCAATGCACAAATACAGACACCCCGTGCAATCCGTCATTTGATACGTGAGAGCCATTCGACAAGAATGACTCTCTCGCCGTTGGCGATTGAATAACCGCTTTAGCTACTGTGCCATTTAGATCATGCCCTTCGGCGAATTCGTCCTCATTTAGGAATACATCGTCAATATCGCTTTCTAGGTAATCTCTAAATCGCATTATTTTTTCACCGTAACTTCCGCATCAACTTCAGGTAATTCCATTTCTTCTTCCGGTTCATCTGGAACGACTTCCAATGGCTCCGGTACTTCAATAGGATCATCTTCAGCAGATTCAAACTTATCAGATTCAAGCAAGGACAACGCGATTGCTTTCTTTTTGATATCGACTACTTCGCCTTTACCATACATCTCGCCTTCGTGTGCTAAATAACCCTTTAATACTCTGATTTTCATAAGTAGGTTACCCCCTATTTAGTCTTAATAGTAGCCCAATCATCGATAGTTTCAGGAATCAATACACAACGGGAGTATACAGACAATGTTAATTCTTGTGTAGCCTTATTAGCATAGTAGTAAGGAACATAAATACCTGCATATGTAGTGAATTGATTATAATCGTTAAGCAATGTTACTGCCGCATGTTGTTGACGACCACGACCTGGAACACCTAATACTGCAGCATCATCACCGATAAAGGATTTTACCTTGCCTTCATCATCTTGATATGTTTCAAGATATGCATACACATCAATGTTTAAGGACATGATACGGCCAACATACCGAACTTGTGGAGATAAGTATTCAGGCGCAAAGCTAAACATAGTCATGTTTTCACGATTAGGAATGGCCAACATCTTGTTAATAGATGCATTATCAAGAATATATTTTTCAACATTCTTACCGACAACTAATACAGTTGGTACGATTCCTGCGTTTTCCTGAATTTTTTCGGACGCCATTTTCAAATCACCATAAATATCAGCGCCAGCTTGGTCCCATGCAGTAGTAGGTGTGATGTCTTGTTCAAATTCAAAATCAATTTCATCAGTTAGAACAGTCGCGCCATCGTCAGCATAACCTTCGATTTTGCATTTACCAGTGGTAAGCAAATCAGCTGCCATTTTGTTTTTACGATTGATGATTGTGCCTTGCAAATAAGACAAATCTTCAGCTTGCATTTGTGCCGCACGTTGCGCAGGTGTCATTGTAGATACAATATTTTCCGCAAATGCACGTTGGTCGAGTTGCTCGGGATCAATTACTGTACGAGGGCCCATCATAGGCGCTTCATATAAAGCAATTTTAGAGCCGGCACGTTTAACATTTACACCAGATGCGCCACGAGATACAAAAGGTGCTAGAGTGCGACCACGTTTACGAGTTTCTACTGCGATTTTTTTAGAAGTTGCAACTGCCGGAACTTGTGGGAAGAAAGTATCAAGCAAGAAACTTGCTGGAGTTTTCATTCGTTCTACAGCTTGCATTAAAGATAACGTATCTTTGAAATCAATTGCCATTATATAGTTCCTCCTATTTAATGCTAGTTAAGAATAAGTGAGCGTCTTTAAAATCCGCTTCATGTTCATTAATTTTGTAAGCTTTGTCAACTACCAATACTTCTCGATTAAAGCGACCAGAGACATATACAGTCACTACATTGTGATCAGTAGTTGTAGTAGTGTCGGATACCACGATGCCCGCAGGTTTACCGCTTGCAATTTTTTGGAATGTGCCAGCGTTATTTTCAAGAACTTGGCCACGTTTGTACTCACCAACTGCTGCTTTTACATTTTGAGTTAATACAGGCACACCGCCACCACCTAATAGGTAATCAGCTGCGACGCCATTTACTTGTTCGAAATACGCCATTATTTACCGCCTTTCTTAGCATTTGCATATGCTACAACTTCATCAATTGCACTAGCTTTAGCTACTGCATCATTGGTTTCTGGTGTAGATGCACCTTGAGGTGCCACTTCATCCGCACCGGATTCCATTTGATCGATAACCAATTGTCGAATTTGGTCGACTACTTTGTTATCAGTTACAGGAATATCGGATACGGCGGAGATGAAAGGTGTTACTTCATCTACAGTTTTACCTTCTTTAACAGCCACATCTACTAAACGATTGACAACTTCATTGTTCCCTTTTAGTGCGTTTAAGGTTTCAACACGTTCACGTTCTGCTGTTACTGCTGCATTTTCCGCAGGTTCGTTTGTAGAAATACCGAGCAAACCTTTTAAGCTTGCCATGAATTGGTTTTCAGTCATAGGTTTCTCCTTATGTTTTAAAAATTGTTTGATTTTGGCTTCATTTTTGGCCGAATATTTGCAAGATACTTTGTTAACGATAACCATCCCATCATTCATAACAGCCTTATCAGTAATCGCCGTGTCTACTTCATCAATTAGGCCGTAGGACTTCGCCTCATCCGCTGTGAGCCACGTTTCGTCATCCATAAGGGTATTTATCTGCTCAGGTGTCAAAACATCGCTACGACTTAGATAAACATTTGCAATGGTTTGTTTAACACTTTCCAAATAATTCGCCATTTTAGTTAGTCCGTCCGCGTCAAAGCTGTCGCCTAAAAATACAGATGGATTATGAATCATGTACAGAGCATTGCTTGGCATGATTACCTTATCAGCCGCACATGCGATAATTGTAGCTGCACTCGCGCATAAGCCATCAATGTGTGCTGTTACTTTTCCAGTATAGGCTTTGATCATATTGTGGATAGCTTGTGCCGCGAATACGTCACCACCTCCAGAGTTGATGCGCATTGTTAATTCATTACCATTACAACTAGCTAAGTCACTTGCAAATTTACGTGGTGTAATTTCATCGCCCCACCAAGAAGTCTCAGAAATATCACCATATAAAATCAACTCAGATTGGCCAGTACCATTTTGATTTACAAAATTCTTAACAGACCAAAATTTATTCATCCTCTTCACCTCCTTTCGCTTCAGATTTAGAGCCAACGGAAGGATTACCCGCATCAGCTAGCCCCATGCCGTATTTCTCCATGAGTTGCTTTTCAAATGCAAGTTGTGCAATGTTTTCTTCAAGGTCTGTCCCTGTCATTTCAGCCGCTTCACGTTCGCGAGTGGAAACTCCATTTTCAACGCGAAGTGTACTACCATTCATATCCTTAACTGGGTCAAGGATGGACATAGTCGGTCCAAACCAATCAGCATTGCACCATGCTTTTCGAATTAATGGATCATCAAAGAAACCAGGTGCCTCTATTCGTCCATTCGCTACGGCTTCCATTAACCACACTTCATAGATAGGCTGACAGAAATCACGAGCGAACCACTTACGCCGTAGTTTATATTCTTCCCAAGCCTGTAACATTGCTGCACGGCTTGCAGAATACGAGGAGTTAAAGTTCTTCATCAATACTTCGTAAGGCTGGTTAAGTGCAGCACCTACTTGTTTGATGAGTTGAGTACTAAATACTTCAAAAGTAGATTGAGCGTTGGAAGCATCAACACTCTTTACGTCTACACCTTTCGGTAAGGCGTTTAATGTACCAGGTCCTAAATTGTACTCTGATACATCAACTACTGGTTCCGTTGGATCATCAACGCCATTATCGGCCAACATATCATTTAACGAACCGGAGTTTGTAACGGCTTCAGTAAAGAATAAAGCAAAGTAGGACTTAATAATCGCAGATGTAAGTTCTGCATTTGTGTACCGATACACTTGCTTCAATGTTTCAATGACTGGGGCTAAATAAGGCACCCCTCTGTACTGCTCAGGTCTAGTATCGTTACTAATCTGTAATACATTTGGAATGCTTGTACGCTTTCCGTAGGCCTCAACCCTTGCCCATGACGTTAATATACTTGTAATTGGTTCGCCAGGTACTTGATTAGACACCCAGTAGGCTACAATCGCTCCATCAGTATCAATTTCCACGCCGTTCAGTATGCGATTTCCGTTATCCGAATTAAGTGCCTCAACCCCAGTTGGGTCGCCTGTAGCATACGTTGAAGTGGTGAGCGGGTTGCTTACTCTATTCCCTTCAATTAATTGAAGCCGTAATGTATACGGCATATCTGGCGTAGTGGGCTTACGTCTGAACACTGCAAAACTATCACCGTCAGTAAGATACCCTTGATATGCAATACTTTGCATATCGTACAAATTGTTTTTGCGATAAATATCACAGTCTTTTGAGTCTGCCCATAAGTCGAACTCTGCACGAACCTTACGCGCCCAAGCTCTTGCATCTTCTGCGCTAATTCCTAAAATTTGAAATTTAGGTTTAGGGAATACATTGAGGCCTGCACCAACGGTATAGGTAGTACTCGTGTTGATTGCAGCCGTGCCGACTGGTGTATTTATGGCTAAATCTGCAGATCTATCCCGCAAAGTTGATAGATTCGCGCCAATATCAGCCTTATAACCTAGTTTTTTAGGATTATATTCCTTCAATGATTTGTTATTATGAGAGGCACCGCCCTCACTATATCCGCTATTTTGAGCCCTCGGAGTGACTATTTTAGCGCTAAATTTCTTATTTTTTCTCGCCATTTTAGTCTCCTAATCTCTAAAAACTACCCGTTTTGACCTGTTTCCGCGCCCATTATCAGTGTCCATATCTGGTAATTTAGCGCCCCTTGCCACTAAATCATCAATCATTTTTCTTACTTCAGCCAAATTCGCCCTTGTAAGAGTACGATTTCCGATTGTATAACTTTGCCCGGTCAATATTGCTTCCTCAGCTTTGACGTACCATTCTAATCGCACATCAATTAGCCTTGGCTTTCTTGAATAACTAGTTGCCATACATCCTCCTAAATATCTGCTACTTTACTAGCTCTACGAACGCGTTTTCTCATTGGTTTCTTCCGCGTATTAGTCACTGTTGTAGTAGAATGGCCTCCGCCTTTGACTACTTCCGCCAATCTATCCCAATCAGGATGGATTGAGTTCATACAAGCTAGGTTATATACACGTAAATCTAATGGTTCATTACGAACTCCTGCAGTAGGTTCCCATATCTCATGAATAACGCCCTTACGTTTTACTTTCTTTTTGTGTTCTGAAATAATCCCCTTGAAGTACAGTTCATCGTACCCTCTTGTTCCTAAGAATTCTTCATCCAACGGAAAATGAAAGTACTTAGCACCAGGTTCATCGATGGCCAATCGGTTCATTACCTGTTGTTTCCCATCATCAACCCCTAGCATTACAAGTGGAATCTTGCTTCCTGAAGCTTTACCAATCTTATAATTTAAAGGTATGCCAGGTGTTCCGGCCGTACCTTTGATGGCAAATCGTTGCTTGCTGAAGTTCTTTTCACAATATTCATATACTTTTGACGTGTAGTGACCGCCAGAATCAATAAAAGCACGGGCTACTTTAAGACCTGTACCGTTCTTAAATCGGTATACCTTATCAAGCACCACATCAAGTGCATCCCATGTTGCTTTATTATCAGGCTGACCTAAGATAACGCCCTTACAGATACCCCAACATTCTTCACCATATCCCCAACCAGTGATTTCATACTCTAACCGATTGTCTTGTGTGTCGACGGCACCGGTTAGCAGTAATACACCATCAGGAAGATCTGCACCGTACTTTTCACGGCGCCTAATGAATTGTTGATAGTCTTCAAAGGCACCTTGCTGTGCATAGGATTCCCCAAATCGAGTATTCATGACTACCTTCTCACGAGTAGGGTCTCCTTTAGCCTCTAGCCATTCCCTCATGATGTCATTCCAGGTTAGCCAAGGTGAAGTAAATCCGTTTACAAAAAAACTGCGTATGCCATTATGCAACGCAGCAGGGTTTTTCGATATGTACTTTTGAGGGACTTTTCGCATTTCATCTTCAGAGAATGTAGAGCCGCAATCAGGGCATCGCCATTTCACATCACTGACTACCACAATCTTCCGACCTTTAGCATCCTTATGTTCCTCGGTCTCACATTCCATCTCAGTATGTCGTATCAAATGATACTCACCACAATTAGGACACTCATGTTGCCACTCTTCTTGTGTGCCTGTTTGATACTCTACATCGATTCGTGAGCTACCTTCATTCGTTGGCGTGGAGAATAGCCCCATAACCCTATTCCAGAACGTTGTCATACGTTTGGCAGCAAGGTCTACTGGGTCACCTTCTGTACCGGCACTATCTGGAAAGCGGTCTACTTCGTCCGCAAGTAGCACACGCACAGGACGTGATGCCAATCCAGCCGGACTGTTCGCACCGCACATGATAAGACGGCCACCAGGGAATAACTTAGATAAGATTGTGTTCTTACCATCTCGTGTCTTGGCTCCGTCTTCTGATTTCGTTTCATAAAATACTTGTGAAAGTACTTTTGTATCACGGATCATCGGAGAGATACGAGACTTTGAATAATCTTGGGCCAATTCGATAGTCGGTTGAATCATCATGACCGCACATGGGTCAAGATGAGCGTATCGCCCTAGGACATTATTCATTATGTCCGACTTCCCGACCTGCGATGCTGACTTAACCACTACCCGATTGATACCAGGTTGCGTGAAAGCATCCATAATATCCTTTTGATATGGTGCTCTACTAGTTTTCCACCGCCCTGGTTCAGCTGAAAGGCCTTGTGATAGCATGCGATAATCGTCAGCCCATTGGCTAACACTGGTTTTTGGCAGTGGCTTTAGGCCCATTTTAGAGACATATTGCCACAATTCTTTTGCCGTTTTCATGCTATCACCTCCTTTTTTGCATTAAAAAAGCGCCTAACTTGGCGCTTTATCATCGTCTAATTCATCGCTATCCATGAATAATGACGGCGTATATTCACTTAATTCGGACAATTTGTCCTCAATTTCTTGTGTTAACAGGCTATATGCTTCTTCTTTTGTTATATTTTGTAACTGTGGTGCCAATTTAGTTGGCAATCCTAACAATTGTGTACGCAAATTTACGAGCATTTCTGTCATTACCTGTTCTACAGTATCCGCTGAGTACACTTCGCCGTTCATTTTGGCTAGTTTCAACTCAGCAATCTTGCGTTTTGCGCGTTCATTCTTGGCCTTTTCAACCTCGAATACCGCATCATCGGAACTGCTTTCCTCTTCAGCAGAGGATTGGCCCTTATATTTGACATAATTGATAACGGATTTGATAACCAGGATATTATTCTTTTCATCCGTCGCTAAAACCCCTTCTTGGAGCAGTTGCGAAACACGTTGACGCGAGAGCCCAAGTGCTTTCGCCAGGTTCGACTGTGAGGCCGTTGCTGTTTTCAAATCATCTGTAATTTTCACTTATCAATCAGCCTCCTTTCATTACCTGTATCACTAGCAAGGTCATAAAAAAATTAAAGTCTAGGCAATTTTTGGGGTCTCGGCCACCGCACGCTTTCAATTTTCTCTAGAAGAACCTACAAAAAAAAATTACTCAAAAATTCAACGAAACGTGTATTTTTTTAAATTTATTTTTTATTATTTAGCGCGGGTACTGCCCCAAAAGCTATCTTAATACATCGCGGCTGTTTCTCTTAAATCGGCCGTGCGAACGAGTACATAATCCACAATTACTTTTATGTGCGTGGTCGTGCGTGATATACGTTTGACACAGGCCGTCATATTCAATTAGTTTTGCTGTGCAAACGCCGTTCTTGTTATTCAGGCATTTACGTTTAATACATTTGACTTCTGTGCTCATACCTTTTCACCTTAATACTTTGTACGCTCAAATCCGATGACTAGTTGGTTGTTGTTAGGCTATATAGTTATTGGAGGACTACTAGTTCTAGTCATCAGATGTCAGCGTACAACGATACAGGGCAAGCTCATAATGTATAAGCTTAGTATTATTCTGTGGACAAATTCGGCTCGCCCTGGTTTCATTGTGCGGTAAATTTCATTTTTACATATTCCCCCTCCTTAGCTTACGCGATCGCCTACACCATAAATACGGGCCCCTGTATTTACAATGCTACATACAACAAAAAGCACGGTCGTCATCACCGTGCTTTTTGCCGAGTTGTGTATAAGAGAGGATTTGTGTTAGATGACTAATGACACCTTTCACAACTACATTATACTATGTCAAGTCGGTTCATTTAAGTCCAAAACACTCCAAAACACTCCAAAGTACTCCACTATGAAAGGAGCTCCCCTAATTCGTTCAACGCTTTATTTTTTAAATTGAAGTAACTGCTTTTTTCGTAATATATCATCGCTTGTACTTTCTTAGGAAAGGCCCCGTTAATGTACTCTTGCGACAATATAATACGCCCTGGTATACATTCTATCTTTTCAATTAAAGCCCTTGCTTCTTCCCTTTTAGCAATAAGCTTTGCTATCTCTCGTTTTTTGGTATCTACTGTATCAACAAGTTTAGCCACATCGCCTTCAAGCCCTACCGGAGTACCACCTCCCGATACTCGGTCTTTGGAATAATCAATCGCCGATAAGGTGATGATATCATACTGCAGTTTGCGAATATCTTGCCGTAGCGATTGAATACGTATAGCAATCATCTTGATATCTTGTAAATACGCAGAGGCCTTTTCTTTATAGTCACTCATGCTGCATTACCTCATTGATGTATCGGTCTAAGTACCACCGCGCTTTTTTTAGGTCTTCCAGTTTATCGCCTTTATACCCTGCCCTTGCGATGTACTTGATAACATTACCTAGATGATAAGGAAGTTGTTGATCCTCGATAAAATCGATAACCTCAATCTTACCGCGTGTGTAGTGTGAAGGATGGTTAATAACATCTTCTTTCTTAGGCAATTCGACGACCTTCACTTCAGGCCCCTCGATAGTTTTAACTACCTTTTCTGCAATAGCTTGCACTTCTTTCTTCTTAGGTACTTTCGAATATTTAGGTAGACACTCTGGACAATATTTAGGCCAACGACCTTGCGCCTTTTCCTTTTTGTGAACGAATGTTACCCCGCATCCTTCACAGGTTAGCTCTTTACTCACGCCTGCACCAGGAGGTGTCATGACTTTCTCACACTCAGGACAATAATCCTCGTGTGTTCTTACTGTGAATGTATCTCCGCATCGTCTACATTTCTTTTGCATAGTTCTACTCCTTATACAATTCTTTACGATATTTAATAGCTTCTAAGAGGGCGTCTTGCCCTGCTTCTTTACGTTCTAATGCTTTCATAACTTGCTCGTCCATCGTGCCTTTTGTTACTAGGTGGTGGATAATCACAGGTTGTGTTTGCCCTTGCCTGTGTAGTCTCGCATTCGCTTGTTGGTACTGCTCTAGGCTCCATGTCAACCCATACCATACGATGATATTGCCGCCGGCCTGAAGGTTTAAGCCATACCCTGCTGATGCGGGATGTGCCAGTAACATTTGAATCTTGCCCTTGTTCCACTCCTCTACGTCATCATCGGTCTTAAGCTCAACGGCTTTCGGGAACGCTTCTTTAATCGATTGAAGGTCATGTTTGAAGTTATAAAACACTAACATCGGTTTTCCTTCGTTCGTTTCTACCAATTCTTTCAATCTTTCAATCTTCTCGTTATGAACAACTACGATTTCACCATCATCGTTATAAATGGATCCATTTGCTAGTTGTAACAATTTACCGGCAAGTGCTGCTGCATTAAGTGCGCTCACATCGTCATCACTGGCTAGGCTAAGCACGTGCTCGCGTTCCATTTCTTTATAGAGTGCCCATTCTTTCGGGTTCATCTCTACTGTTATGACATTCTCGATACGTTCAGGTAGTGTAAGATAGTCCTTAGCTTTTAAGCTCATACAGATATCTTGCATCTTACTGAATATCGCCTTATCACCACCTGGCAGTAATCGGTAACTGTACACGACATGTCCGTTGGTTTTGTCCGGTGTAAAATACCGGGTACGATATTCTGTAATTGTCTTACCTAATCGTTCGCCGCCATCTAGTAGATACATCTGCGCCCAAATATCTAAAAGTGTATTCGGTGCTGGTGTACCTGTTAGTATGACGATACGCTTAAATAGTGGCCGAAGTTTTCGTATCGCCTTAAACCGTTTAGCCTGTGGGTTCTTGAATGAAGAACTCTCATCGATGACTAACATATCAAAAGGGAACGATTTTTTCTTATGATAGTACTCATATAACCATTGCACATTTTCACGATTTATCACATACAGGTCAGATTCACTCTCTAAGGCGTGTATGCGTTCCTTCTCGGAACCTAACACCTTAGCCACCGTTAACCGTCTTGTAGCACTCCATTTTTGCGTTTCTTGGGCCCATGTAGATTCTGCTACCTTCTTAGGTGCAATGAGTAATACTTTTTTAATGTCAAAGTAATCATACATAAGCCGTTCAATCGCAATGAGTGTAGATATGGTTTTGCCTAACCCCATATCCAGTAACAATCCGTAATGGGTATTGTCAATGATTCGTTGTATTGCAATGCTTTGATACTCGTGTGGATGAAAGTCCATGTATCGCCCTTTCCATATCTTCAACAAATAACTTGGCATCAGACATCCCGGTTACCACAAACACTAAAGCGCCTTGCTTTCGTAATCGTGAAATCTGTACTCGTTGGTTAGCCATTAGCTTACCGTTCGTATCTTTTAATTCGACGAATACAACACTGCCTCCAGGAAGTACAATAATCCGATCCGGCACACCATCATTTCCAGGTGACACGAATTTCATATATATACACCCCATTCTTTTGAGTTGATTTCCTAACCATCGCTCGATGTCTTTTTCCACGTTCTCACCTCGTTCTCAATAAAAAATCGGCAACAGGCCTCAGCCTATATAAAATCTGGCTTCATCGGGGTTGTGTTGCCGATGTTGGCGTTTTTTTTCCCATATATATATATACGCGTATTTGCGTTTTTTACGTGTATACGTATACATGCACTTATTCATATATTTATTATTTTTAATTAATAGTAAATAATAGGCAACATAGGCAACAAATTGCATTTAAGATAGGTAATAACTACACCAAACGTGTTGCCGATTTTGTTGCCACACGTGTTGCCGTTGCCGATTTTTTAGGATATATTAAAGTTTATCGATGTATAGAGATGTATAAAAACTATTTCGATAAAGTTCAATATTATAAAATTAGCTAATCGGCAACAAAAATCGGCAACATGATTATTTACGATTTTTAGATATCGTTTTAGCCTTGTTTTGGAGTGTGCTCGTATCTCTAACAAACGCTCTTTGCACACCGTACATTTTTCCAAAACGCATCTTCCCAACACTCTTTGAATAAGGACTCCACCCTTTAATAGATTGCAAAATGTCAATGATTTCTCTTGCTTTTGCGTTCTGCAGGTTCTTCCTGTCGCCCTCCATTACTTCACACCATATCTCAAGGGCACAAACCCGCTCCCGCTGCACTGAACCACAATAGTCGTCATCGCCATAATTCCGGATATACTCCCTGCGATCGTAGATGTCTTTAGACTCCCAATCTTCAGGTAGTTCCATCTCTAGGTATTCCTCAATGAGTCCTACGAGTTCACCGCCTTCTGTATGGGATAATTGGATTCTAAGGGCTTCTTCTTCAAGCGCCCCTTCGAGTACTAAAGGTTCACCTTCAGACCAGTAGTGGTAAGCTTCTGCCCATAATTGGTCAATTTCATCCTTTGACAAGTCCCAGGAGTTTTTAGTCTTCCGGTCTTTGTCTCCAGTAATTGGCCAGAATCGGCGGTTACCGGTGCGGTCTTT